ATAAGGAAGGCAATCGCACCCGGTGGTGCGGCCGGGCTTCAAATCCTGTTTTTTCTTGGAGTATGTTGGCGAAAACCAGCCAATACGCGAAAAGCAAATGCCCGTTCTGGCCTTTAATGTCCTAAACGAGCTATTAATTTCGACACTTTTCGACGCTAACGAGCCCAATCCGGAAGCTTCCTAGCTACAGGTTTCCTCAGCATTGTCACCGGAATTAATTTTTGACTCTTGTGATGTTCCTTGAAGTACTTAGCTACCACACCACCTTTATTGCTCGTCGACAGCTCTTCCTCTGCCGCACCGAGAGTCGGCAATGTAACAGTGTAGGTATAGTGCTCGAACTCAGGGAGGCCGCTGATCCTCAGTTTTGAAGAAAGCGAAATCCTTATAGTTTCAAAAACCTCATTCACATCAATACTGAGATTAAGGCCATTAGAAAAACCTGTAGGCTCGAACGCTCTAATTACAATATCGTGCCATGCCGCGCTGAGCCCGGCCTGCATAGCAATTGAGGTTTTTTTCTTCGAACTTACAATTTTTTCGATAGTGGACAGAGCGCATCTTAAGATCACTGAAGCTAATTTTATTGTGAGCTTTGTATCTTTCCGTTCTGAACAAAGAATGGCAATGCACAAAAATAATAGAGATGTCAGAGCCATCTCCCTGGTTTCAACAACATCCAAGACAGACAACATAAACTCACCTGCCTCGTCGGGGCCAAACTCAGCAAAACGCTGATAAAACGCAACAACCAAGTGCCACTCGCAAGATATTTCTTTCGCTAAAGTATTTTTCGGAGCTGCCCATGCTAAGAGCTCAATGAACTGCAAGCTTAGCGTACCTTGATATTCAGGTACAATGTTATAAAGAGCTTTAAATGCAGACTTGTTACCTGATTCTGTTATAAAATCTTTTATCTCACCGTTGATTGCACCCTTAACCCTATCGATGGCTCCGAGATCCGGGGTTAATCCTATAATGTGTTCTGACACAAGAAACTCTTGATACGATCTGTGCGGAAAATAAAACTTATCCGCCATTTTCGTTTCGAGAACAGAGCCTGAAACGAGATCGCGAAGTGCGGCCTCACGGTCGACATTCTTCCCATCTCTGAACTTATCTATAAGTGAACGAGGTATCTCAGACAAGGCAAGCCCACTACCTCCTCCATCGCACCACATCCACCAAGCCAACTCTCTTACGAAGTTTCTCCGTGTGTCGCTCGAGAAAACTCGCCTCGATTTTTTGAACATCTCACGTTCGATAATGCAGTCCATAAAATGCTTATACAGTCCGTAACGACTGTAGCTTTCTAGCTGCTGACTCGGTTCAGATGCAATTTCAGCCAGCATTTTAGCTTGAACTGGCCGCAAGATTATTTCAGAGAAATCCAACGCCTCGATTTCAACAATCCTTTTCGACACGAAATCTTCTAACGGCATATTGCAGTCTATGCCGGAATCCGTAACCAAATGCCGAATGTACTTCCCCATAAACTCAATGGATGCTTCCCTAGTAAAGAAGTTGAGCTCAATTCGATCGTATATGCTCCATTCGAAAGCTCTGACCTCTTTCTCGTCAAGCGGCCGGACCCCTCGCAATATTAGGGCCTGCTCAGAATCGCTTATAAATGCTGATGGCCTACCCAATAGGACTACCTTAGAGTTCTTCTCTACAAGTCTATTAAGCTCTTTAACATTATGGCGAAACTGATCCCAAGTCATAGCGTGCTTCATTTCATCGAAGCCGTCTAACAAAATGCAAAATTGGCCAGCCCTATTCAACTCCATGAATAATTCAAACGTGTAGTTCTGCACTGCATTGGAAGAAATCAAGCTTTTAGCAAGAAGACCTTCTAGGCTTTGCTCGTCGGAAATCTCTCCTAGCCGAATATATATCGGTACCCGCCCTCGGTTATTCTCAAGAAAACTCTCAGCTAAGGTGCAGGCGAAGTGCTTGGAAAAACTCGTTTTGCCCATGCCATACCCAGCCAGGATGGCTATCGGCTTAGAATTTTCTTCGCTAATCCACGATAACAGACGATCTTTTAAAGATTTATTTTCGCCGTAATACAAGGGCATATAATATTTATCAAGACCACCCTCTCTGTATCCGCTGCAGAGACCTTCCAAGTACGTTAGAAAGTTCATGATATGCGAGCGAAACTGCTCCAAGGTCATAAACATAAAGCCGCACCCGATTATATACTGTCGCGTATCCGGGCTAACATCGAGCGGCGCTATGATTATTACCTTATCCACCTCTTTACTGTTCAGCAGAACACTATATTCAGGAAATATATTAGTTGATATATATGCCTTGGTTAAAGGCTTCTCATAGTTCTTCGCTTCAACAGCGTATCTGATTAATGAACCGTATTCAAATCTCTCATAATAAACATCTACCTTCTTATATCCACCTAGACGCTTTTCTATTTCCACATTCCTGAAAGATGCTGCCGTCAAGATTCGAGCAATCTCATCACGGTAGTCATTCCCTTTCTTGACAGCGCTCATCTATCACCACCATTGGTAATCAGTTCTTATATGCTCGTGAGAAGCTTCAATTTCTTTCGCACTAACTGTGCTTTAGACGTAAATTCTTACGCACATCTCATCAGTGATGATTACCATACTATTGGCTTAAATAATTTAGCTGAAGCACATGAGCGACCATGCCTATAAATGTAATAAGAAACATGAGAAATTAATTTCTCATATTCAAATTAACACTTGCTTTGCAGTTTCTACGTTCAATGCTTCCTTCCCCTCCAGGACAAAAGTCGCTGATCCGCGACTCTTTTCCTACAACCACGATTTCTTTTTGGCGGGATGGAATCGTTACGGTCTGCTCAGGGATCACGCGCGTAGCTGGAACGATATTGGTCGCACCCTGGGGAACGTAGTTTTTGTCGTTGAATACTGTTTGCTTGATGGGCGGCTCTGTCGTTACGGCTTGAGGCTGGGCTGATTGCGGCTGAGGCGTTGCGCCTCTCGCGGCTACTTCCTCTACTACCCTGTCCCAATCCTTGGTCGCTGCTGGCTCTGCGCGCGTGATCTCGGCGACGGGGGCTGGCTTAGGCTGGATGCGCTTGTCGACGATGCCCTGGGCGGTGCCTTTGAGGAATGCCGAACTCACCATCTGTAGCGCGGCCAGCATGATCACGGTGCCGATCAGCCCTGGTATCAGCCATGCTAAGGCTCCCTTGCGCGGGCGCCTTCTGATGTAGTCCGGGGCATCATTCCATTCAGCCTTCATATCTCCCTCTCCCTGTCCTTCGGGCGTACCAGCGCCTAGTCACTTCCTTGGTGATCGCTATCCCGCGTCTTGACCGGTCAAGTTTCGGTTGGCCTCGTCGTAATCTGGGCTCGTCTGCCCGCACTCCGGAGCGATCTCACCGCTTGCGACCCATAAGGCGTACTGCGGATAGAGCTTCACCAAGACCTCGACCTCCTCAGTACTCAACCGCGCCTTCTTGTGGCGTAGGTTTTTCCATCGGCTGTAGTTGATCTCCGACTTGCGGACCAGATCGTCTAGGCCAGCCTTATAGATCAGAGCGATAGCTCTATCCTGCATCGATTCCATAAAGGTCTAAGAATCTCTGAGTTCACTATTTGAACTCTAGGAATACACTGTTATTCTTTGCCTGTCAGTTCACTATTTACACTCTAAAGCTGCACTGACGTAGCCCTATAAAGACCAACATAGTGCAACAAAGGCCAAGGACATGGAAGGAAACCTACCGCCGATAGACCTGCTCAACGCGCCCCCGGTCATGCCGTGGCGCCAGTTCGCGGACTGGATTCGCATGGGCGATGAACACGACGTGGTGTGGGGCTGGATTCGCAACGGCTACATCCCGTCGCACAAGGTCGGCAAGTACGTGATGGTCAACGTGGCGCTGCTGGTTAAGCAGCTCATGGAAAAGGAGTGGGACTCATGATCCGCGCCGCCTACGGAAAGCCAGGGGATGGGATGACCTATGTCGAAGCCGACCAGCTATCTACGCCTTCCACACGCCCAGGACTGCGACTGCTCTGTCTGCTGGTCCAGACGCGAAATGGCGAAACTCGCTCCCTCCCCGTCCACACGCTGCGCCCAATGCCGCCCCGCCTCTGCGCGGCCGATTCGCACGCTGCAAATGGGCCGCGTCGGTGGAATCTGGAAGCCTCTGGTCTCGGAGTGGACAGTGGAACCGGCCTTTATCTGCGAGAAGCACACGCCACCCGCCCGACCGCCGAAGTACTGGAGCGTTGTGCTCGACACTGGCCGGCCAACGCCCTACGTCCCGATTCACGAACCGTTCGAGCTAGTGGGGTGATCGCATGAGACAGCCAACCGCTCTCGTTGCCTGCGAGTTTTCCGGGCGCGTTCGTGATGCGCTGACCCGCGCCGGGTTCTACGCCGTCAGCTGCGACCTGCTGCCATCCGAAACCGAAGGCGAGCACATCCAGGGCAATGTGCTGGACGTCCTCGACTGGGGATGGGATCTGCTGATTGCCCATCCGCCCTGCACTGATCTCGCTACCTCGGGTGCACGCTGGTTTCCCGAGAAGATTGCCGATGGTCGTCAGGCGCGTGCTCTGGAGTTCGTGCGAAAGCTGCTTGCCGCCCCGATCCGCTTCAAAGCGTTGGAAAACCCGAAGTCGGTTATCTCCAGCCAGATTCGCAAGCCGGACCAGATCATCCAGCCCTGGATGTTCGGTCATGGCGAGCGCAAGGAAACGCATTTCTGGCTCCAGAACCTGCCGCTCTTGTTGCCAACCGAAGTCGTCGATGGTCGGGAACCGACTGTGCATCACATGGCACCGGGGCCTGATCGCTGGAAGAACCGTTCGCGTACCTATCAGGGCATCGCGGATGCAATTGCCGCGCAGTGGGGCGGCTACGTGATGGACCAGCTCGCCAACCCCGCGCGGCCTGTCCAGGTCCAGGGCCGCGCTCTCGGCTCGTCGGATCACGCTTCACCGATCCGGCGAACGGAAGCACGGGCGAAGCGCACCCTTGACCCTGCACGAACAGAAACAGCCTCCGCTCGTGAGTGTGGGGCAGCTTCACCGCCCCGCGCTCCCGAGCCCTCGGCGGCAAGAGTGGGATGACAAGGGCAAAGCCCTTGGTGTTAACCAACAAAAGAACACGCACAACGCGAAGTTTTAACCGGTAGGCCAAGTAACAGATCACCTCGGCGGACTTGCGAGTTCACCGGTTCGGGATCGCTCGGCCTGCAGAAAGCAAAGCAGCGCAATAAAGCGCAACTAAAGAGAGGAAACACAAATGGCACGTTCGATCATGGAAGTTGCATTTCTCAGCGCCGAGAAAGTCGAGTTCGACAACGTAAAGCTGGTGAAGCTGTTTGTCGGAGACGAGCCGGACGGCAAGCGTGACCTCGGCATTTCCATCCTGTCGATGAATGTCTCCGAAGAAGCCCTGGACGAAGTGTGGTCCGCCTGCGAAAGCCTCGATGTGCTTGAGCCGATCCGCGTCACCACCGAGATCGAGCGAGGCTCCAAGAACGCCGGCAAATTCATCGTCCTGCACGTTGAACCCGTGAAAGCAGCCGCTGCTCAAGCCCCCAAGCCGACCCAGCAACCGACCCCGACCGCCAAGCCAGCCGGCACCCAGCCGGAACCGGCCAAGGCCAACTAACCGGGAGGGGCGGCCATGCTGATCGATGACCGGGTGTATTGCGACTGCTGCGGGAACGACATGGGCAAGCTCATGGCGCTGCCCGCGCCGCAAAGCGACCTGCTGCCCGACCTCAGCCTGCCGCCCCATTTCGCCGTCTGCCCTGACTGCGAACCCTCCGAACAAACCGCCGACCTCGAACAGGCCGGCGAATGAATTTTCTCGCCTGTGACGGTGACTGGCTGCAAGGCGCTGATGGTTCGCCCATCTGCTCCGGCTCGCTGGTCGCTCTCACGGTCGAGGAAATGCAAAGCCTCTACGGCTCTGCACTGACCTGGGACCAGGTCTCCGAGCTGCAAGGCGAAGCGATTGTTCTGTTCGCCACCGTGTTCGGCTTCCTGGTCCTGAAAAAAGCCCTGAAACAGTGAGGTATCAACCATGCAACACATCAAGACCCTGCGTCGCTCCCTGGGCGCCGCTGCTGCAACCGGCCTGCTGGCTGTTCAACAGGCCTACGCCGCCGTCCCGGCCGAAGCCACCGAAGCCCTCGACACCGCGGGCACCGACGTCGGCACCATCGGCTGGGCGGTGTTCGCGGTGATCATCGCCGCGATGGCGTTCAAGTACATGCGCCGCGCCCTGTAACCGGGAACCGCGCACTGCATGTGCCGAAGCAAACAAACCCCGCTCCGGCGGGGTTTTCTCTTCCAGGGAAACGCCAATGAGCTACGAACTGTACGTCCTGATCCTCACCACCCTGGCGTTTTATCTCGTGTTTTTTGGGCGGGTGTAGATATGGATCGTTCACCGCTGATCATTCTCGTCTTCGCTGTGGCCTCGCTCTTTCTGCGGGCAGCGCAGGCAGAAGATTTTTATTGGACCGCTGGAGTGAGTGCTGGCGCGTACGTATTCGACTGGCGTGGCGCCGACCCTGCGCAGGGCTGCGCCGCGTTCGCCTCCAGTCGGTCGGCGAGCATCACCTCGCAGGCCTACAACACCACGGGCGTCTCCTATTCCTGTGTAACCAACGCTCTGGCCAGCCCCCGAAGCATCACCATCTTTCGCCACGGGACCAGCTGTCCAGCAGGCACCGTTTACAACCCGTCCACGTTCCGGTGCGAGACGCCGAACCGCTGCGAAGCGACCATCGGCCAGGTCGTCACCCACGAACACAAGATGAAGGAAGCGGTTGGCCAGCCGGTGATCGAACCGCCTGGATCGGTCTGCGCCAATAGCTGCCAGTACGCCTTCGGCTTCACCCCGGCCAGCAACGTTTACGTCTACAGCAGCGGCAATCCGCCCGGCGTGTTTGGCGTTTATAGCTATACCGGCAACGGCATCGAGTGCAACGAAGATACCCGCAAGGAACCGGGCAACCCCGGCCAGCAGACCGATCCCGACGACACGCCTACTCCTGATCCCGATAACACCTGCCCGGACGGCTACGTCTGGAACGGCACCTTCTGCAGCGTTGAGCCTCCGGAGCCGTGTGACCCCGAAGTCGAGGTCGGTGGCTGTGACGACAGCGAAAACCCCGATCCCGATGAGCCCGGCGATGGCGATGAGGACGGCGACGGTGAAGGTGATGGAGACGGCGAGGGAGATGGAGATGGAGATGGCGAGGGAGACGGTGAAGGTGACGGCGAGGGCGAAGGTGATGGCGAGGGAAACGGTGAAGGTGATGGCGAAGCCGAATGCGACCCCGCCAAGGACCCAAACAAGTGTGGCAAGTCCAGCGTAGAAGGCGAAGCCTGTGACGCCGAGGTGAAGTGCACGGGCGATGCCGTGCAGTGCGCCATCCTCCGCCAGCAAAAGGAACTGCGCTGCCACGCCGAAGAACAGGCCGACTTCGAAAAGCACAAGCCCGCCATCGAATCCGCCGTCCAGGGCGACAAGTTCCAACTCGAGGAAGGCGCCGAAATCCAGCTGCCGTCCTTCATCAACCAGGGCACCCGCTTTCTGCCGGCTACGTGCCCTGCCGCCGAGAGCTTCAGCCTGCGCACTGGCGGCGGGCGTTCATTCCAGCTCAGCTACGAACCCCTCTGCCGCGCCGCCAGTGACCTGAGTGGCCTGTTCGTGGCCGTGGCTACCGTCCTGGCAGCCCTGTACGTGGGCCGCGCCGTAGGAGGTCAGTAATGCAGTTTTTATTCATCGTGCAGATGCTCGTCATCATCCTCGGCCCGCTGGTGAAGATGGTGCTGAAAATGATCGGTTTCGGCTTCGTCTCCTATGTCGGCTTCAACCTCATCATCGGCCAGGCGCAAAGCTACCTGTTTGGCCTGATGGGGGATGTCGGGCCGGTGATCCAGGGGATTCTTGGACTGGCCAAGTTCGATGTGGTGGTGAACCTCTACTTCGCCGCCATCTCGACGCGCTTCATGTTGGCCGGGATCGACAAGGCCACCGACCGCCGCCGCAATCAGGTCTGGCACAAGCCGGGCGGCACCTCCATCGAAGCCTAAGGAGGCGCCGTCATGCTCGTTATCCGAACCGGCAAGCCCGGCCACGGCAAGACCCTGAACACCATCCGTGAAGTGGACCAGAAGGCCCACGCTGAAGGCCGGGTCGTCTACTTCCACAACATCAACGGCCTCAAGCCCGATCAACTGCAAGCGCAGTGGTTCGAGTTCGAAGATCCCGAGAAGTGGTTCGAGCTGCCCAACGACTCGATCATCGTCGTCGACGAAGCGCAGGGCTGGTTTGGCGCACGCGATCCACGGGCGCGGCCACCGGAGCACATCACCCGCTTCGAGACCATGCGCCACCAGGGCCACGAAGTGCACCTCGTCACCCAGGACCCGCGCTATCTCGATGTGCACCTGCGTCGGCTGTGCAACACCCACATCCACTATTGGCGAGTCTTCAAGTCCGCCCAGCTGCTGCGCTTCGAGTCGGAAGTGGTGGTGGAAAAGGTCGAGCTGAAGACCAGCTTCAAGGACGCGGACAAGAAGTCGCTGCGCCTGGATAAACGCTACTTCGATGCCTACACCAGCAGCAACGCCAAGCACCACTTCCAGGCCAAGATACCGACCAAGTTCATCTTGGCCATCTGCGTGCTGATCGGTGCGGGCATCCTCGTCTATCGCGCCTATGAGCGCTACGACACCGAGAAAGTCGCGCTCGAAGCCGCCAGCAGCGCGCCGGCCGGCAGCATGGTTGATCAGGTACGGGATACGGTCGGCGCCTTCATCCGACCCAGTGCCGACAGCGAACAGGCCGCACCGCTCACCGTCGAGCAGTACCTGGGCAAGCGCGTGCCCAGGGTGCAGGACCTGCCGGCATCGGCGCCGGTGTATGACGGCCTTACAGCACCGCAGACCTTTCCGAAGCCCGTGTGTATCGCCACCACCGACCGCGAGCTGATCGCCCGCAATTACAAGCGCATGCAGGTTGGTGACAGCGATGAAGGGCTGACGGGGTGTCGGTGCAACACCCAGCAAGGCACGCGGCTGGAAGTGTCGTTCGGCTTCTGCATGTCGGTCGTGCAGAACGGCTACTTCGACGACACCAAGCCCGACCCGGAACCGCCACAAGCGCCGATGCACGCCGGCAGTCCGCCTCCGGCACTTGAACAGGCGGTCGCCAGCGGCCTGCAGTCAGCCCCTAAAGGCTCGTCCGTGGTCGTCGTGCCCTATGAGAAGGGGAAATTCCTGTGGTGATGACCGTCAGCGCGCGTGCGCTCCGCGCTCTTTGCACGCGCGGCGAGGCACGAGCCGGCGTGCAAACGCGCGCGCTGACGTCCCTGTAGCACGTCAGATAAAGCCAGTTGAAACCGTCCGTTATTGGACATTGTTGGAGATTCAAGAATGAGCGTTAAAGACCAAGCGAGACTGGACCACATCACCGGCAACCCGACCAAACGTGGACGGCTGTTCGTTGATCCGGGTACTGCGGCGATCACCGATCTGTCGAAGGTCCGGTTGCTGCGTTGCGGCGTCGATACGGTCCGCCAGTTGTATCGAGGACTGATCCGTCCGGAAATCATGGCGCTGTTTGAGAAACCGGGCGCGATGGTGGAGTTTGCTGGCGAGGTCTGGCACTCGGGACGGGTCGGCCGGGACTCTGGCTACCAGTACAAGCTCCAGAACGCCGACCTTGGCTTCATTCTGCTCATCAAGAATTTCAACGCCAAGCTCGAAAACATCGGCCCACACCTGAAAATCGAGGTGTCGCCGCACGCCATCGACGCGCTGTCGCCGGAACGTCTGCAAGAACGGATGGATTACTACGCGGCAGCAGTAATGACCAATCGCGAGCGCAACCAGTGTGCTGTCCATCTTGCACTGGACCTCCAGGGCTGGACGCCTCCAGCTGATCTAGTTGCTCGCCTTCACTGCCGCGCACGTGCAACCCGCGATATCTCGGGCATCAAGGAAATCCAGTGGACCATGGAGTCGGCCACCTATGGCAAGGGCCAATCCTTCCTGTTTGGCTCGGCCAGCGGTGTGCAGCTCGGCATCTACAACAAAACGCTTCAGGCACGAGCCAATGACAAACTCGACTACTGGGAAAGCGTGTGGCGTCGTCGGGACTCGTTCGATCCTACTGACCCCGACAACTACGATCCGACCCAGGACGTCTGGCGTGTGGAGCTTCGCTACCACCACTCGGTCATCCAGCAGTTCGCTAGCGGTTCGATCAGTGCGAAGACCGGTGAGGCCATCGACACGGATTCGTTCGCGGCCTTCTCGGCTCATCTGGACGGCCTGTGGCGCTATGGCCTGAGCCAGTTCAAGCTGATCGCCCGCCCCGGCTATTACGAGCCGATCTGGACGTTGATGCGCGATGACGCAAGGGTCGATCTGCCGGTCGATTCCCTGATCGATGAGACGGAATACAAGCGCTACTACAAGACCTCTCGAGGCTTCTCCGGCAAGAACGTGGAGCTATTCCTGGGAAACTTCGTAAGCCTGCTGGCACGGGAGCGAGTGGGCGCTAAGACCGCATTTGATCGACTGAAGCAATGGGAATGCTGGCCAGTGATCCGCGACCACTACGCCGCCAAGGATATGAGCGAGCGCGACCTGTACAAGCACATCAAGAACCTTTTGCAGGAGCGACACGTGCGATGGGGGCGTGCCGTCTGATGGCGATACAGGCACTTCCTGACGGTCGCTGGCGGGTCGATGTTGAGCCGATCAAGGGCAAGCGATTCCGCAAGACCTTCAAGACCAAGGGCGAGGCTCAGCGGTTCGAGGCTACCTGTCGATCCAAGCTGATCGAAAGCCCGCAATGGTCACCGAAACCAAAGGATCGTCGTCGCCTGTCCCAACTGGTGGAGCGCTGGGGGCGTCTGCACGGTCATTCGCTATCCGACTATGAGGGCCGGCGCGTCATCATGGATCGCATGGTCGAACGGCTCAGAGACCCGGTGGCGATCGTATTCACCGCAACGGATTTTGCGGAGTACCGCGCCAAGCGACTCTCGTCCGGCATCAGCCCGAAAACGATGAACAACGAGCTGTCCTATCTGCGGGCCATGTTCAACGAGCTGCGGCGACTCGGTGAAATCGACTTCCCGAATCCACTGACACCACTGCGCGCGATCCGGCTGCAAGAGCGGGAATTGTCGTATCTCGATAAGCATCAGATCGACCGGCTGTTCCAGACACTCCGCGGCATGGTTCACCCGCACGTGGAGCTGATCGCCACGATCTGTTTGCTGACGGGTTGCCGTTGGGGTGAAGCGCAAGGGCTCACGATCAGTCGGGTGGGCGATGGCATCCTCCAGTTCGTAAACACGAAGTCGAAGCGTCGTCGCGCAGTGCCAATCAATCCGAAGCTAGCAGAGCGGATACGCCAGCACCTCCAGGAACACGGTGCGTTCACAAACTGCCGTGATCGGTTCGATGAAGCTGTAGTGCGTGCGGGGCTGGGCCTGCCTGCCGGACAAAAGTCGCATGTGTTGCGGCACACCTTCGCCTCACACTTCATCGCGAACGGTGGCAATATCCTGACCTTGCAGAAGATTCTCGGTCACTCGTCCCTGGCGATGACAATGCGGTACGCGCACCTTGCGCCCGATCATCTGCAAGACGTGTTAGCGTTTGGTCCTGCTAGGGATTTTCGACACTTCTTCGACACTCCCGCCTCTGAGCAGCAGTCGGGGCAGGAAAATCCTTTGTAAATCAATAAGGAAGGCAATCGCACCCGGTGGTGCGGCCGGGCTTCAAA